GGTCGTAACTGGCGTGATGAGTTGTTTTATGCATCAAGAGATTATATGGAGTTAAAAAACAAATGAGTATTCCACATTTTAAATCCCAACACGACTGGGAAGCATTTACCCAGATCTTTGATAGTCAGTGGCATTGTAAGCGAGCACTGCTCAATCGTGTCAAGGATGACATGTTCCCTGGATATGACTGGCACACACTTACACCAAAGACCCTGGAAGTTATCAATGACATCGTAACAAATCTCCTGTATGATGTAGATCGTAAGTTCAAAGAAACACACCAAGACTATAAGACTGAGGATGATGAACTCTTCATTCCTTATCGTTCTTTCAAAGAGAATGTAACAGAAGCACTTGAAAGTGCCATTGATGCTTATCACATTAAGAAAGAATCATCTGAAGACTCACCTTGGGATAGCGAATGAAACTCAGATGCGGAAAATAAACAGAGAAAGACTGGAAGATCTTTACAATCAAAAATAAAGGTGATATACTAAGAGGGTTAACACCCCCTCTTTTTTATGGATAATAATGAATTTAAATTGAAGTTGGAACAGTTGAACGATGCAAAACAAGCACGAGTCCGTCTTGGTATTGCTTGGGTTCTTCACATGTTTGTAGTTCCTCCTGTCACTTCTTTAGTTTATAGTGTAAAAACTAATTATTGGATGCCATTCATTGCTGCAAGTGGTGCAGCAGCAGTTGCTCTTCCAATCTCTTTGGTTGACTACGGCATTACTCTTGCGGTTGCTCCTCCAGTCACCTCTGCTGTACTTTTGACCACTCGTTCTCAAGAGAAACGTCGTAAGTTGGGAATCATGGGTCCTGAACAGGCAGACAAAATTGTTGTAGAACTTCAATCTTAATAAATATTCACATGAAAAAGGACTGGCGAGAAGAATATAAAAAAATGAAGATATTGTCTGAACGTCAATTATATCTTCTCGAACACGGTCCTGATTCTCTAGCGTCTTCATGGGCTCTTGCTGCAATGAAGAATGACTATAATAAAATTATGGGTAATAATAAATGAAAGACCCATATAGTATGCGCCCCCTACTTGATCAAGTAGGGGGATTCATTTTAGCTCTATTAACTATTTCTATCCCACTTATCATCCTATTATGAACAACTTTACCGTTTATTCAAAGAGTGGATGTCCTTTTTGTACAAAGGTCATTAGTGCATTACAGTTAGCAGAACTTAATTTTGTTGAATATAAACTCGGAAGAGACTTTGAAAGATCTGAGTTTTATGCAGAGTTTGGAAATGGTGCTACCTTCCCACAAATAATTGTCGGAGATAAAAAACTCGGTGGATGTAGAGAAACTGTTAAATATTTGAGAGAGAACAATCTTGTCTAATGTTACAGGATCTATATGACACGGTAGAAAAAACTATAGACTACGCCTTTGATGGTAAATACATGTTAAACATGTATGATTACCTTAAGGATAGTAAGACTCCTAGGACTGTTGTAGAAGACTTCCTAATGAGTTGTGTTGCCGCTGAGATAAAATACCTTGTTCTAGACCTTGAAGGGTACTTAGAAGGTGGTAGTGACGAGATTCACAAACAATTACGTGAGGGTTATGGTCACATAGGTAAACCAGAGGCAAGAAAAATAAAAAATTATCTGGTAAAAATTCTTAATGATGCAGAGAAATATAGAAATGACAAAAGACCTGGAAGAAAGAGAAGACCCACTAAATAATGACAACGAATCTCCTAAGATGAATAGGGGATTTGAATTACTACTTAGAAATAGAAAGAGGAGGGAACCACCTAAGACTTTTCAAGTTACCTTTGGAAAGATGGTCTCCCTTTTCAAAAGAGAGTTCCATTTTTTCTTAGACATACAGTTTGACATAAGAAAAAAGGAGAGCTAAGATGTTAGCAGTCACACTCACGTTGTCCACGGTTATCTCGATTATGTTCCTCTTGGTTGGAGGAGTTATTGGATATCTTTTAAAGGAATATGTAATAGAAAGAAACTCCACATTCATTCCAACCCATCCAGAAATGTTTGATGAGAATGGACAAATTATTCCTGATGAAGTTTTGGCGGTAAGATTTGACAACTCCTTATACAATATGGATGACTTTACCGATGAAGATGACGATTGACATCCTTCAATAAATATTTAAACTGAACTAAAATTATTACTACAATGGCAACATCAACTAAATTACCACCCAACCCTTTCGTTCACGAGATTTTTGAGTTGGTTTCGAAACAAAGAACAAAGGCAAAAAAGGTTGAAGTTCTTAAAGAACAGAGGTGTGATGCACTTACTGCCCTTCTGATTTGGAATTTTGATGACACTGTTGTGTCTCTTTTACCAGAAGGCGAAGTTCCTTATGAACGTAACGAAGTACCTGTTGGTACTGATCACACCTCACTTCGTAAAGAATGGAAAAACCTTTACCACTTCGTGAAAGGTGGTAATGATACTCTGTCCAAGACCCGTAGAGAGTCCATGTTTATTCAAATTCTTGAGGGTCTTCATCCCACCGAGGCTGATGTTCTGTGTCTTGTGAAGGATAAAAAACTTGCATCTGCATATAAGATTACTAAGGAAGTTGTTGAATCTGCCTTTCCAGATATCCAATGGGGTGGTAGGTCTTGAAGGACATAAAGATTCTTCATAGGGATTGCGATCCCACATTAGCAGATGATAGGACTCTTCCTTACACTGCGTATCTTATCGAATATTTACAAGATGGAATGACAAAATTTGATATTGCACTTGGAAATAAGAGAGTAGATATTTTTGATTACTATTGGGATAATTATCGACATGACTTGATTAACATGACTCAAACAGAGGGAAGAGTTAATCCAAAATTGTGGGGAAGTAACAATAACGACAAAAAGAAAAAGAAATGAACAACGGATTTGATATTAAGTTTGAGGGGATTGACATGAACCCCGATCATGTACAAGCACTTCTTAAAAAGTATAAGAAGGTCAAAAAGTATCAAAAGTCCAGTCTTTTCGCTGTCAAAACTATGGATGGGACAGAAAATTATGTGTCCCAATTGATTAAGGAAGGTGAAGAATACGGTGGACTTGACTAAATATGGTATATGGGTCTATACTAGACCTGTCGTTCATTCTCTATTTCCGAATAGAGGACGCAAGTAAGTCGCGGAACGGAGCGTTCAGATTATGGTTGAATTTCTCATCTTTTTGAATCTAACAACTCAAAGACTTCCTGTTGACCCAAAACATTATATGACTTGTGACCAGTCAGCATGGATGAGAGAAAGAATCTTAAGATCTGAATTACTTAGTACCAGCCAAAAACTGGACTTTGTAACAAGAACATGGGAGGGAACTGATCCTTCCTGCAAGGAAAACCATAATCCGCAAACGACTGAAGGAACGGGGCCTAAAAATCTCATTCTTCAGGAGCAAAATCATGAACACACTCAATCTGATTCGTAAGCAGATCAATAAAGCATCTGCACTGCACGACGCACAGATTCATGCCACCTCTTATCGTGGTGTCAACTATGAACTCTGTGGTCACCAACCAAAGGAGACCCACGGGACTTTCTGTTATCGTGGACATACTTACAACAAGTGACTTGTCACTTATAAAATAATCTGTTAGACTGGAGGACAATAGTCCTCCTTTTTTTATGGAAAAAGACAAACTTAAAATAATTGTCAGAAATCTCCGTCTCTTGGTTGACGCATTGGAGTCAGAGGTGTATTCTGATGTTGCAGCATACACTGACAGGTTGGAAGAAACCCTTCCTCCACTTCCCGATTACGATGAGGTGTTCGAAGATGACGAATAGTGATTGGCGTTATTCTGAGGAGAGATTGAAACTCAGGGAACAATGTCTAAAAGTCTTGTTAAATAAGTATGGGAAAGCTCGTATAAACGAAGTATCATATTCTACCCAAGACATCTATGAGTGTGTTGATACTTGGATCTCACAAGGAAACAAGTTGAGTAATGGAATCATTTCATATTTCAATGCTTATTTCAACCATGAAAACTAAGAAAGCAATCAAGTACATCCTTAAACACCCAGAACTTTTTACAGAAGGAGAACTGGCGTATGTTCAAAAGGTAAAAGAATATCGTAAATTGAGAAAGAAACAAGATGAATCACGCAAAACTGATATCAGTCACACCTGATGCTGAACAGCACATTGCGTATTGTGCGCGTGTGTCTAATCCAAATAATCAGGATAACGAAAAGTTTGCCGGACTACTCAAGTATTGTATTAAACATCAACACTGGAGTATTTTTGAACAAGCATTCATGACACTTGAGATTGAAACGACAAGGGGTATCGCAGCCCAAGTACTGCGTCATCGTTCGTTCACTTTTCAAGAGTTCAGTCAGAGATATGCTTCAACTGAATTGTTGACTGATATTCAACTTCCTGAATTGCGTCGTCAGGATGATAAGAATCGTCAAAATTCTATTGATGATCTTGAACCTGAGGTTATTGATAGAATTAATCGTCAAATGACAACCCTTTTCAGTTCGGCAAACAGTCTTTACCTTCAAATGTTAGAAGCAGGTGTAGCGAAAGAGTGTGCTCGTTTTGTTCTTCCTCTTGCAACACCCACTAGGCTTTATATGTCTGGTTCGTTGAGATCGTGGATGCATTACATTGATCTAAGGTCTGCACATGGAACACAGAAAGAACACATGGACATTGCAAACTCTTGTAAGGAAATCTTCAAGGAACAGTTTCCAGTGATTTCAGAGGCTCTGGACTGGTAATAAATACAACATTAAAATGAATTGATTATGGCAACTTATCCAGTAAAGAATAGAGAAACTGGTGAAACCAAAGAAGTGGTCATGAGTATTCATGACTGGGATCAGTGGTTAAAAGACAATCCAGACTGGGAACGTTTCTACACTCCAGACAATGCACCTTGTCTTGGTATTGAGATGGGAGATCCCTTCTCCAAGATGTATACCAAACACCCAGGTTGGAAGGATGTAATCTCCAAAGCAAAAAAACAACCAGGTTCTAACCTGAAACATTACGACTAATCAAGTATGCCAGCAAAGAAAAAAACGGGTATTGGTTCGACAAATCCAGTTCCATTTGGTATGAGTAATAGAGTCATGAAACGTAAAAAACCTATCAACCTAGATTATATCAAAAAGGTTGAACCAATCACTGAGAATCAAGAGATTTTCTTTGAGAAATATAAGTTAGAACAAAATCTTGTTGCATACGGTTGTGCTGGTACTGGTAAGACTTTTATTACTCTTTACAATGCCCTTCTTGATGTCTTAGATCCCAAGACACCTTACGAGAAGATCTACATTGTTAGATCCCTTGTACCTACCAGAGAGATTGGTTTCCTCCCTGGTGATCATGAAGATAAGTCTTCTCTTTATCAGATTCCTTATAAGAATATGGTGAAGTATATGTTCGAGATGCCTGATGATGCTTCATTTGAGATGTTGTATAACAATCTCAAAGCACA